TCGTGGTGGCTAATTCACGAATCGCCGGATGAAGTTGATCTCGAAGTGTAGACGTAGACATGAAAGTGATTAAACAAGGTGATTAAACAATGAGTCGTTAGGTAAGGCTATCAAATCTTCGATGTACTCTCTAGGAATTATTTAAACAACGTTTGCTCGATCGTGGTTTCAGTTGGCTGATCCACGCCAGAATTTCACCCCTAAACCGAGTTGTGAAATTTCTGAGCTGCTTCAATAGACCAGACCAGGGGTTAGGCCAGAGACGCTAACACTTCATCCAACAAGGCCGAACGTTCCGGGGTGGGATCAACCAGGAAGACGATCGAGATGCCGTCTTCAATCCGAGCCGTGAACTGTTGACACTTTGTTTCACCGAACGGGCCTTGGGCGATCGTCGGGGGGAATGCGTCTTCTAGCGCCTCATATAAAGATTCAAGCGTCATGATAAATCTCCTAAAATTGCTCAACCAAGAAGCCAACTGTCACTGTGTAACCGATGTATTGCACCGGCGGGGCCGACTCACTGTAAGGGTAAGTGAACCAGCGAACCACATCACCCGGCACCAAGATTCTGGACATCACCCCGGTCGTCATTTGCGGCCCAATGCCGGTCACGGAGTCCGGGCCAGCGACGGTAGAGTTCACCGTGACGTAGGTGTAGAACGCCTCTGGGTAGATGTTGAGGTCATTCCGCCAGTTGCTCACAAATTGCCACAAGCCGCCCAGGCCAGCGGGAATCGTATAGGTGCCCGCCACAGCGTTGTAGCCGTTGTATTGGTCGCGCACCGCCCCGCCGGGATTCACCGGGGAAATCTGGTTGATCGGATAGGCCACCGGAGTAGTGTTGATCAGCAAAAAGCCGGGGTTACGGGCTGAGGCTGGAATTGACCCAGCCGCCAGAGCCGTCCAAGTCACCTGACCGCTGCCGTTGGTTTGGAGGAAGGTGTTATTAGAGCCAGGGGCCAGGTCGATCGGAGCCACCGAGCCATCAGCGATTTTGGCGGAGTTAATGGAGCTATCCGCTAATTTGACAGTGGTAATGATGCCGTTGGCCAGATCGTTGGTAGTGATGCTGCCATCCACGATCTTGGCGGAATTAACCGAGCTATCAGCCAGTTTCAGGGTAGACACAGACCCGTTGGCCAGTTTTGCAGTCGTAATAATACCATCGGCTAAATCAACAGTTTGAATGCCGCCGTCCTGGATTTTGTCGGAACCGATCGCGCCGTCTTGCAGCTTAGCGGCAGTGACAGAGTTGGCGGCCAATTTGTTAGCATCAATCGCGCCATCGGCGATTTTCTCGGTGATCACGGCACCGTCAGCAATTTTGGTTGAACCAACCGCACCAGAGGCCAGGGCCGTGGTACCGACCGCACCGGCTTGCAGTTTAGTCGCGGTAATGGAGTTGTCGCTGAGTTTCACGGTAGTAATCGCCGCATCGGCCACCGTCGCTGTGGTAATCGTTCCAGCCGCAATTTTGTCAGTAGACACTGACTCGTTTGCCAATTTGGTGCCGTCTACGGCTCCAGCCGCAATCTTTTCGGTAGTGACGGCTCCAGCCGCAATCTTTTCGGTAGTGACGGCATTATTGATAATTGTCGTGGTGCCACCGCCACCGGCGGTTAGAGCTTGCGCCAGAGCTTCGAGGCAGCGGAAGTTGTAATCGTCCCAGGTATCGATCGCCAACCGAGCTGGCAGGGTAATCCCCAGGTTCACCGCCGCGATCGCGTAGACGCGGGTGAGTAGCTGTTCTGTGTAGTTAGTCACGCTCATCGTTCGATTCTCCTACCGGCTCAGGTTTCTTAGTGGTTTTCGTCGCCTTTGACTGCTTGCTATCCACAAATAAAACGTGAACCTGCGGATTGTAGTCAACCTCATTAATCACGGTCACGCCGCCACGCCCATCACTGATCAAGACGGTAGGCAAAGGATTGCGCATAAACCCCCCTAACCCGCAACCCGAGTCACCAATCGAGCATCTACCAGCTCTGTTCCCCAGAGGCACGAGAGGTAAAAGCCGGTTTGATGGTATTCATCTTGGATCACCAGTTTCAGCGCTACCCCGGTCATGTCGTCAACCCAGGTACTCACGACTTTGCCTTGCCGGAGTTCCGGTAGCATTAACTGGGCGTTCGGGCGACTGACAAAGGCAAAGGCCATCGGGTGAAAGGCCAGGTTAACCGTGTGTGCCGGACGGAACGTGAGGGCGGCATTATCGGCCCAGGCCAGGGTCGTCCGGGGAGCGAAGGTCAGGTTGTTGCCGGCAATGGCAGTGACGGCATAGGTTTGCGGATCACCAGCAACGCTGAAAATATCCCCCACGATCGGGGCGTTAGAACCTGTGTCGATCGTTGCCGTGGTGGAGCCAGCCGGACGGGCACCGTTGAGTTGCCAGTTGACGGGAGTGCCGTTCGGGTTGCGGTGATCTTGCACGTTCAAATCTTCATGCCAGTCAAACCCGTACGCCCGGATCAGCTCCCCTTCGCGCACTACTTCGGGGGAACCGTATTGCAGGGCCGAGCGGAAGGCTTCCAGACCCACCGCATTCCCATAGGCGGAGGTGTCCAGGACAACCTGCCGCATTTGCTTCGGCGCTCTCTGTTCGGTCAGGATTTGTTTAGCGGCTTGAATTTCGACCTGGGAAGTTGCAAACGGCGTTGTCCCGGCAGTGCCGGCGTAGCCGTAAACGCCGGTGTACTGTTGCAGGATGGATTCTGAGATGTCATCAGCCACGGCGGCGGCGGCGTTGGCGAGGAACATGGGCACATAGGCCGCGTTGTTTTCCATCAAAGCAATGTCGCGTTCAGTCAGCGGGAAATTCACCTCTTTCCAGTAGTCGAGCGGGACAGGTACCGTCGTTGGGGCCGGGGCCGCTTGTGACGGCGGCGGCGTGGAACCAGGCACCACGTCACGGGTTTGGAATTCGGGGGGGACGATCACTTCCACTGTTCCCCCGCGACTATGAGCCGTAGCCCCGTCTTCGTTACTGGCATGATTCACCAAGAGCGGCATCACCGTATGCTTGCGGATCACGTCTACACCGAGGGCCAAAATTTTGCCGTACAGATCAGCTAAGGCCATTACTCATTCTCCAAGCTTGATTATTTCTAACTATCGAATTTGGACTTCGCCCTTAATCACCGCCGCCGCATCCACCCCGGCAATCACGCCGTTTTGCGGTGAAACGGTTTTCACGCCGGCAGGAGTCGATTGAGTCTGGCTACCCGTCGCACCAGAGCCGCCCGCAGCAGGAGCAGCAAACATAGCGGGGTAGCGTTCCTGGAAGGTCGTGAGCAGTTCGGTCAACGGTTTGCCGTCACGGGTCATCACGGTACCGTCTTTGAGATGGAGGTTATCCCCGGCGATCGCGGTTTGGAATAGCACGTCCCCATATTCCGCTAAGCCCTTGGAGTTGATAAAGGCTTTGTCAAATTCCGTCCGAATGTCGCGCCGGGTGATTTGGGATAGGAGTTGGGTTTTTTCCGTTTCAGTTTTGACTTTGAACTCGTTAAATTGCCGTTGGGTGTTGGCGAGTTGGTCGGTGAGGGTTTGGCGATCGCGGGTGGCTTGCTCGGGGTCAATCCCTTTGAATTTCTCCAATAGACCCTCTAACTCAGTAATTCGGGCTAAGGCAGCTTCTAAGTCCATAGATTGCAAGACTCATAATTAGACTGGCTTAATTTTGCCCGGTTTCCGCTGGAATGGGAACACCTAAGTCTTTGACTTGAGTTTCCACGTCCAAATCGTAGGGTAGGAAAAAGTGGGTTTTTAGCAGTTTGAGCAGCAACAAAGCCACCGGGGGCCGCAAGGTTTCTAGGGTTGAGGCCAGTGTCACCAACGCTAATAAGAGTTGCGAGTCATTCCCGCGACCTTTCCCTAAAACCTCGGAGGACAACAGGATTTGGGAAGGTTGAAAGTTTTGATAAGCCGCATGCAGTTTGAGGCACTGATCCACCCCGGCTGAGAAAGCAGACACAAACCCCTGCAAGGAACTTTCCACCACAGCAGATTGCGCCAGAGTGGCGATCGCGGCTTGCCGGTCGGCGGGTTGAGTCAGATAGCTGGCACTCAAGATGTCAGCCGCGGCTTCCAGGTCTTGGACTTCCCGCCGAGATTCAATAATCGACGTTGCCAACGGTTCTTTCCAGTTAAACGAGCCGACCGGATCGCGGATGTGAACAATCGTGGTCGGCCCCAGAATGAACGGTTCCCCATCGGGACGCATAGAATCTCGCAGTTCGGGAATCGGCATGCAACAAAGATGTACTTTTCTGAGGTGGTCGGACTTCACCTGATAGTGAGTCAGGTTTAACCGAGCCAGGGCCAGCAACGGTGGGCGGGAAACAAACCAGTCTTCCCGCAGGGTGTCATCGGCATAGACGCACACCAACGGGATGTAATCAAGTGTGGTAGGGGCACCGTCGACTAAGTTCACCGATTCCCGGCTTTGAGCGTCTTTCGTCAACTCGTAGAGTTCCCATCCACCCGGAAATAGTACCCGATACCGTTCCACCGTGGTTTCTCCAAACCGTCCGGTTGGCACCGTGAGCCGTTCCCGTAGGGTGACTTGGGTTAGGCGGGTAATGCCGTTCACCGTGTCGGTACGCCAGTTCAAAACGTCTTGCGGTGAGTAAATCACCCAGTAGGGACGGCGACCGGAAGCGGCCAGGTCAGCCTGCGATCGCACGGTGGCATCGATGGGCGGATAATCAACCAGCACAAACGAGTGACCGAGTCGCATCACCCGCGCCGCCAGGTCCCGCAGGAAGGATTCAGCGGCTTGCCCGTGGTTGCCTAAACTGCCAACAGACTGAAACTCAGGGTTAAAGCTAATTGGATTGGCAAAAATCAGGTTAACGAACTTGCGGATCGATTGCTGGAAAAAATCGTTATAGGGCGATCGGGCGAGACGGCTGATGTAATCCCGGTTCGATTCTGCTGCTTCCTGGGGCAGATAGATTTGGGCTTTCTCTGTAGGGTTCAGTCGGCCAGCCCAATCCCGTCCTAACCACCGTTCGGCACCGACGTAGACATCTTCAAGCATTTCCCAGATCGGCAGTTGTTTTTTATAAGCTTCGCACTGGTAATTAGCAGTGACTTCTTTCGGTTTCGGAGTGACGGTATACATCGGTGGTTTAGGAATAGAAAAAATTTTGTGTGGGCTATCGATTATGGTGTGTGTGTGTGTATGGGGGAATGACCCCTCTATTCATTAATATCTTCATTCACAACACACGCGCACATGCACACAACATACACCACACACACAACACACGCGCCACACATCACATCAACATACACAACACGATCGCTCACGATCACAGCAACATACACAACACAAACAGAAACAATCTATCTAAATAAACAACAACATCTTCCTTCATCTATCTATCTACTTCTCTCTTCTCTCTTCTCTAACTAACTTCTTCTAAACAGAGTTGATGCTGTTGTTGTTGTTGTTGTTGCAAAGACATCACGTTGAATGACTAACTCTAAGGTTGCACTTAATTCTTTGACATAGCGTCTGCCTTCTTCTCTCAACACACGCATCGCCTCACCTTTGAAGTAACTCTTATCGATCGGTGCGTCTTCATCAGCGATCGCTTCATCGGCAACGGCAGCGGTGTCACGGGCGGTATTAAGTTTGCCATCAATGGCAGTGAGTTGCGACAGGAAACCTTGCACTGTGATCACGGCATCCTCACCACCAATACCTTCCACCTGATTCATCTGGTCTTGAATCCGACCGAGGGCCACGTCAGAAATAGGATAGCCAAGGTAACACCGAATCAGTTCACGGTCAGAAGGAGCGGTAATATTCCAGGGCATAGTTAGTTATGAATAAGGAGTAGCACTATGTTACCGACAAGTTGGAATGAAGCCATGCTGGTCAGATTAAATAACATCACCAGCCGCAGCGACAATCACACGGATAAGTTAGAGGAAGTCGTTGATAAGCTGCTGGTGCTGAGCAACAAAGCAGACGAAACCATCACGGCGCTCGATACAATCCAGGGCCGACTGGAAGGAACCATCGCCCTCAAAGCTACAGGCAACAGTCAAGTGATCATGCCCCCGGTGCCCGGTACATACACCGGCTGGGAACTCACCGGAGTAGCAGCCCATTTAACCACCGACAGTAACAGCGGCGATCGTTCGGTGTCTTTGGAGTTAATCGGCACCGACACGGACTACCCGGTAGTAGCGGGGCAGCGGGTGATCTATGCCGGGTATCAATCCCCCACGATGCCGCCGAATCATACGCGGCATTTGTTTTGGGCGCAGAACCACAGTAGCGATAACTGGAGTCGGCAACCCATCGCGAGTGTGCAGCTCCAGGCCAATTCCCCCTACCGTTGGCGGTTGCTGTCTAATTACACGGTTGGGGCCGGGGATATTATCGTAGCCACCTTCTTTCTCAAAGTGCATTAATAACTGCGATCGCCGTAGCGGGTGGAGCGGCGGCGGCGTTGCCGTTGGGCCCGGGCTTTGGCGTAGCGTAGATCGTACTTTTCCCGAACTTGGCGTTGCCGTTGCCGTTCGGCGGCTCTCTGTTGGCGGCGATCGCTCAGTTGTTGTTGCCGCGCATCCCGACGGCGGCGCGCTAATTGACGGCGTTCTTGACGACGTTGAGATTTTTGATCGGCTTCACCGTCCCGTCGCCATTGCCGGATCGTGTCCAGATCGTCAGGCGCGTTGCGGATGATGGGTACTCCCAAAATCATCTTCACCCGCATGATGTGTTTACAATCCCCGCGTGCGCCAGCGCCGGAAGTACTCCAATCCCGATCCTGTAACTCCGAGGGAAAGCGGCTGGGAAAACTCTTGCTCTTCTTGTTCCAATCGGGGCAGTTGCAAACGTAGCTGTCCCCACCCAGGCGGACAACGGCGGCGTTGATCTGGGACTGGGGGGCAATTCTCACCTGAAACCGAAAGGTGCCGGGGGCCACCAGGGTCACAGGCCGATCCTGGAATTGAGCGCCTTTGCGGTAGTCTGCGACATCCAGCTCGGCAAACTGACTGCCGTCCTTAAACACCCGAATATAGGATCCACTCGCACCAGGTTGGCGGACAAAGTAGGCGATCGAGAGCAGAATATCCAGGTTGTTATCCAGTTGAAACTCATTCGACTCCCAGAGGATACCGGCTGTCCAATCATCGGTAGGCGGAGTTGCGCCCGGAGTTGAGGGGAACCCATCGGGCAGCTGCGGGGGTGTTGGATAAAACCCCGGATCAGCCCGCAGGAATGGCGGACTAATGCGGACTTGGGCAAAGTCGGTGACTTGTGTCCAAAACCCGTTCTGGGGTTCGGTGCGGTCAGACTGATAAACCGGGTAGCCGTCACCTAGCCCTGCCCATTGTTCAGCCGGAAAGATCAGGGTTTGACCCGAAGCAAATTCTTCTCGTTGCACGCCCGTAAAGGCACCGCCCAACCCAACCCCAGGATCAGGATCAGTATCAGGAATATTCGAGTAGTAGCGAATGGTAGTCGCGCCAAAGAACACGGTACACAGGCGGCGGAGACGACCATCTAAGGATTCATCTCGCGGCAGCGGGTAAGGGGGAGTGGTGTATGCTCCAATGCTAGGGGTCGGTGGGGGTGGTCTGACTCCAGCCGCAGCAAAGCGCAGTTGCAGTTTGCCAAAGTCCCATTTGACATCCACCGTTTCGGGGTTCTTGAAAATTACCGGTTCCCCGGCAGTTTGCACTTCAGTCGATAATCCACTTTGATCGGCGATCGCGGTCGTGCGGTAAGGGGGATGCCGTTTGCGGTAAGCCCGGAACAGGTAAGCAGTGCCTTTACGGGTGGGGGGCGGCAGACGCGCCGCCCGTTGTTTACGCAGGAAAAAGGAGCGATAGCGGACAGTTTGCGCGTTGCTATAACGCATCCGCGTGCCTGGTTTACGGCCCCGGCGACCGGAGCGGGGTTTATCTTCGTTATGCCGTTTGCGTTGCCGATCGCGGTTAGATTCTTCGGCAGCTTTGCGTTCTCGTGCTTGTTGCCGTTGTTGCCGCCGTGCGGCCCGATCCCGTTGCCGTTGTTCTTGAGCCAGTTCTCGATCCAGTTGGCGGAAAACTCTCTCTGTCGCCCGATCGTCAGCCCGGGCCACCCGCTCTTGGGCCTGTTGTTGCTGACGTAAATAGGCGTTCAGGCGGCGAATTGAGACGCGACGTTGGCGTTCAGCTTGATCCATTTACATCTGATACCCCGCGGTGCGGGTGGTGGTGGCTTGATGCAGGCAATTGTATGCGCCCGATAAGCCGTCTACCTGGTCATCATGATCACCATCGGGGAATTGGGCTAACTCGTTCAGAAACGTTTGATTCCAGGCACCACGCAGCAGTTTAATCTGGCCAAATTCGGCGGCACTACTCGCAGGTTTGGCGCGGGTGACTTTATCGCCATAGGGCAGAATGCCCAGGGCATCATATCCCGCCAGTTGTTGCCGCAACCGGGCCGATTCGCGGATGCCAGAGCCACCGCCATGTTCTTGTTCCCACCGGATTTGCACAAGGCGACCATCTTGTGAGGCGATATTCATTACCGTGCGATCGACATTCAAAGGCGAGAACTGCCCCCGCACGACATCGAGAACATAAGACACGTTCCCAGCAAGGCCCAACTTTAACCCCACCGTGAAGTCTGGATCATCCCCTTTGGTTTTCTTCTCGGTTGCGGCAAAGTCCCAGTACCGCACAGTTTTTTGTAGCCCTTGGGGAACGGTATCAACCACTTCCAACCATTCCGGGCGAAAGACTTTCCCGGCGGTCGCTTTCACATTCCAGTTCCCGCCTAAGAGCCGTTCCCGGTCTACTAAGGGTAGTGATTTGAGGTTTTTCAAATAGCCTGGATCTTTGGTCAGGAGGGCTTGATTGTCGTAAATAGAGGCAGCAATAAAGGTTAAAGACTTGCTATCTTCAGTCGGTTGATCAAACCAAGTCAGTTGCCCTGCTTGCCGTTCAAAGTGTCGCACCACCCCAGAACGTTCTGGAATTGGAAACCCATCCTCGGCAATCCACCAGTCAATCAAGCTTCTCACCCAGGAATCGGCATCGGGGTTGCAGGTGGCTGCTATGTAGGGCGTAATGCCGCAGGTAGAACGGTTCCGGGACAACAAATACCAAAACTGATTTTCGGTGAAGTGAGTCAGTTCGTCGAAGGCAATGTAAACGATTTCCGAACCTTGCCAGTCGAACACATTTGAATCCAGTTTCAAATGCCGCATGACGATCGTGGCCCCACCGGGGAATAGCCAGGTCAGACTGGATTCACGGGGACGGGCACCCAGGGCCGAGTAGATTTGACAACTGGCATCCCAGAGTCCCCCTGGGTTCCGGATCATCGGGAACGTGCGGCGGAAGAAGACGGCGTTGAAGTTCGGATTACTCACACCCCGCAATGCTTCCAGCAGGATTGACCAGGACTTCCCACCCCCAGCAGAACCGCCGTAGATCCGAATATCGGCAGTGTTGCTCAGAAATTTGGTTTGCGGCCCTGGTTGTGGTCTAATTTCACGCATAAAAAAGGAATGGTAGACCCATTCCTGTTAACCCGAAAACATAAACCTATTGAACCCAATTTCACGTTTTTATTCGATTTTGCGATTTGCCTTGATAGTAGAATGCACCCTAACGAGATCTCACCCCCCTAACCAGCGACCCTTGCGGTATCGGCTTCGCCGCGCGCGGCAGCGTCAACAGTTGGGGGATTTTCATTAGGATGCCCGGTTTCGTCGAGTAACCCACGTTGGAATGCCCAGTTTGGGATCGGGCCGTGTTTGGGATTCCAGGGTTTACCGGGTTGCCATTTTTGATTATGAAGGCGGGTGTGACAACCCGTGCAGCAGACTAAGAGATTTTCCCAACGGGCATCGTGCTTGGCCTGCCACTTGAGATGATGCACATGCAACAGGACGGTGCCGTTAGTCGCTTCTGGTAAGTCGGAATTGGTGCCAATTTGACCGCAGCATTCACAACACCCCTGAGCCAGATCAATCAAGTGCCTCTGAATAATGCCTTTGTTCCAGATTTTGGGATACTTGCCCGGTTGAGAGTAAATCTTGAGCCACGGGCTGACTGGATTTAACACGAGATCCACCTCCCACCCGCCGACCGGGTACACCATCTTTACCCGCTAAAACAGGTGCTGCTAACCAACAGGTTAACAGAATCGTCAACACCAGAATATGCATTTTTTACTCCGTCCGTTCAGGAATATAGAAAACGACTTGCGATCCTGTTTCGGGTTCTGACTGTGGTTTATCCGTCCAACCAAACTGTGATTTCAAGTAAAAGATAGCGGCCACGACATCGCCATCGCAGGCCAGGTTAAAAAGAGTTCCAGAGACTTTACCGAGCGCAATTAACCGTCCCCGTTCGTAAGCTCGTTTGATGCGGGGATGCACTAGCCACCGGTCTAAGGTGCTATCGGAGACATCGATCAAAACGGCGATTTGATGCAGGGTATAACCGAGTCCGGCCGCTTCTTCGATCCGACTGATCGCCGCGTCTGTAACCGCAATCGGGGGACGGCCCCGTTTTTTGCCGGTCATTTCAGACCCCTGGGTTTATCCGCAAAGGGCAGGGTGTAGCTCAGATAGGTTTTGATTTGGGCCAGTTCGATCGTTTGCTCTTGCAACTCTTCCTGTAACTGCTCGATCGCGGTTCTGACCAAGGCAAAGTTATTCAAGGCATGTACCAATTGCCGCTCGGATTCGAGCCGTTTGCGCTCGGTGTGACGGAGCCAGTTGAAGAAGCCGTAGAAGCTGGCAATCACTCCCAAAAAAGCGGTAGAAATTGACACGGTTTCAACAAGAGTCATTGGATTTAACACAACGCAACTATTAATAGTGTGACGTTACAAAACAAACAAACACGTCGAGATAATTACGGCATATAGGATCAAGATTCAATCAAGACGTGGATGCCAAAGAATACGAGATTAAATCGAACCACCTCCAGACCTTCACCAGCGCCCAAACGTTCCAAGAACTCACTGCGGCTGAGGTTGACATCCAGTTCCCGAATCCGTTGATCCAGCGCAAATTTAGCAGCAGGGGTTAATACCGCACAAATTTGATCTGTCTTCAGTGTGCGGCCACTACTCCGTTTCCGACCCATGTAAAAACCATGTTAAGGATATTCCTATATAAGCGAATTCTGCCTAAATTAGATAACAAGTTGACACCAATGCAAACGCAACAACAAAGGCTCCCCTGAGGAGCTTTTTTTATCGCCGATGATACCCGCGCCACTTTGCGGTTGTGGCTGTGCAGTGCAACTACGGCAAAGTCAGGGACTCGCCCCGGGCACAGCCACGCTGGTTTGGCGCTCCCCACCCCCCTTTAATCCCCCCGGGTGGGGGAACCGGACACCAAACCACGAACCATTACCGAACCTTTGGGGTTCGTCGGGCAGGGGGGCGGCGGTGCCGTCCCCATCGCCGCAGCTTGGGGCAACCCCCCTACCACTCCTCACCCCGCCCCCCAGGCTACTGCCGCTCCAAGGCCGCTAGGGCCTCACACATGGTTTGCCAGTTTACGGGGCGGCTTCATTGCGTTACGCCTCGCTCTCAGTCCCCCGGCAGCTCCCCGATCCTACCTGGCTCAGCTTCACTCCATTCGCAGCCAGGGTTGCACAAGCGCGAAGCAAATTTCAGCGCCACGCAATGGTTAGCCTCGCGCCCTGGCCTCAACGCCCCGTTCCCCAATAATCGTTGTGTTTTGGGGTTTGCGCGGTGTTTTCTCTTTCTGTTTTTTCGGTGGTTGGGTTTTGTGGTGGGCGGGCGCGGCGCGGCGTGCCGCCGGCGCTGGTGCGGGCGGCGCTCTCGCGGGTTGCCCCTTCTGCTTCGGTGTTGGTCGGTTGTGCTTCGGGCGTTGATTCGGTGGTGCGCTCGGCGTGTCCGGGGGCGGTCGTGTTTGCGGCGCGGTCGTTGGGTTGCTCGCTCTCGTTTCGGTCGGTGGTGTTCGTTCGGGCCGTGGCGGCGGGCGGCGGGTGTTTGGTTTGTTTGCCCGGTTGTCCTTGCCCCCCTGGCTTGGTGCCGTCGGCGGCTTGGCGTTCCTGCTTTTGTGGCTTTGGTTCGGGTTCTTGGG